CCAAGCTGGCAGACGTCTATTACGTTTTGGCTGGGCGCTGGGGACAGTGTTTGTGCTCGGTTGAATTCCGAGGATACACGCATACCCGATACTATTCAGGTCTATTACGGTACAGATGACCAGGTTCCTGCTGAACTGGCGCTTAGCGCTGATGATGTGGCTATCCATCACGGTGTAGGCAACTACAATATAGCCGTTAATGTCCTACGCAGTGACGTTACCACTGACACAGTGGTTGATGTGCCCTTTCCAGAAGGATATATCATATCTACAGACGATGGTAACTGGACAATCCTTAAAAATTTCACGAAGTGCGTAGGCTACGATTACGCCACCGTTTCCCTTGCGTGGACAACTACTGCAGATGGTCAAGGCCCGCAAAGCGTAGATTATGTCACCTCTGCAGAGGCTAGAGACATTGCCGAAGACGTCGTCAGCTCCGGGGGCGTCGCAGTAAATATTGAAGGCGGTAATGGTATCAACGTCATAACCTCGGGCGGAAGCAGCGTAGTGGAGTTTTCTGGCGCAGCCCAGTTCGTTAACTCAGATACCGACGATGTCACCACGCTGCGTGTTACGCCGAGCGGTCTGTCTGTTGCCTATATTCAAGGGCCGATCAGTAAGACTTTCTCCGTTGCTGATAATGTATATGTGGACGATGTTATAGTCGCCACTGAAGCTTACGTCGACAGTGCCATCAGTCAGATTCCTATTGTAAGTGGAGCTCTTACCAGTGGTGCCGAGTTTGTAACTCAGGTGGGCGACTACACCTTATCATACACCAGTGGCGGGTTGGTCGTCTCCGGCTCCGGCGCGAGCGTGGTGCTCTCGGGCGGCGAGATCGCGGCGGGAGTGACAGGGGGTGGCGGCAGCGCGAGTTTTTCCGTCAACAGCAGCGGCTTTTTCGCCTCCGCCGGTGATGAAGGACACGATGCGGTGATCAGTATGCCTGTCGACGGCGATGTGAGCATAATTGCCGATGGCGCGGGCAGATCGCTCAAGCTGGAGGGTACGGGAGAAGTACAAGCCAATAACGAAGCCGTCGCCACCCAGCCGTGGGTAGAGGACTATGTTTCTTCTCACGGCGGACAATCCGGAGCTATCATCGAAAATCAGCCCTTCGCGACCACCGTTGGGACGTACACCGTTGCACTGACTTCGGGCGGCGGGATCGTCGTCTCCGGCTCCGGCGCGAGCGTCGTCTTGAGCGGCGGGAAGATCGCAGCGAAAAACACCTATTCGGACACGTCAGACAACCCGGTCGATGCGACGTTTGTTTTTCAAAATGGCGAAGTGAATTATAACATTAACGATCCCGATCTAGGCAGTGCCAGTCTCGCCATCAACACCCAAAACGCAAATGTCACGATTAACGGGAAAAAGGTTTATCTTGATGGGGATGATTTCACCGTTGACACAGAAGCTGTCGCCACCGAGCCGTGGGCGAACAGCCGCTTCTCGTTAAAGCCTTCCGAAACAGACGATGACGTGAGCTCCGAAGGGGACATCAGGGTTTTGAACGGTGGCGATTACTTCGTGTATCAGCAGCCGCTGTACTCGCTGATCGTCGACAGTGTGGCGAAGTCCACCGAGGCGTCATACATCCACTTCACGCTCGACAGCGTGACCGCCCCGACGCCGGTCGTGATCTCCGGCGTGAGCTACCTCAACACCGCGATCTTCGAGGGCGGCAAAGAATACCTGCTCCGCTTCTTCGACGGCATGTTGGAGACGCGCGAAGTGCTTGACGAACTCGAACCGCCCGTGGATGGGCAGACCGGCGTGTGGCTCAAGTCCGGCGGCCTTACGCTGGCGAGCCGAATGACCATGAAGAACGCGACGGTCGGCTCCGGCGAATCGCAGAGCATATACAACCGGGGAACCGCGTCCGATACCACGGTCACCGGCGGCGGGCTGATGGCCGTCTATTCCGGCGGCTCCGCGGTGTCGCCGGTCTTCAACCAATCGGAACTCGCCCCGGCCGCCAACGGAATCGTCTCGAACGGCGGCGTCATGGTGTCGGCGGAGATCCACAAGTCGACCTATGTAAGCGTAACACTCGGCGGCAGTATGGCTGACGCTTCACTTGTTGGCGGACTCGTCTACATTTCGTCCGGGGGCATTGCGGCGCGCATCAGTGGCGGAGTGTCCGGCATCGTCCATGTTCGCGGCGGCAGTTTGATCTCCGCGAAAATTCACTCCGGCATGAGCTGGTTCGTTTCGTCGGGCGGCACGGCAACCGAAGTCGTCGCCTCGGGCGTGTTGACGGTCGACAATGGCGGCATCACATCCACGGTCGTCGAAGGTGCTGGCGGCGCGATCAACGTCGCGCTTGACGCCGTAGCGAGCTCGACCACGATCAACGGCGGCACATTCCGCGTTTCGTCGGGTGGTACGGCGCTCGGGGTGGATAACATCAGCGGTTCGATCTTCGTGTTCGACGGCGGCACGCTTAACGACCTCGCGCACCACAGCGGCGACATCCGCGTCAACAGCGGCGGCATCGTCTCCCGGATGACGCTGTACAGCGGCGCTCGCCTGATCGTCAGCTCAGGCGGTACGGCGCTGGCCGTGACCTCGCAGGCCGGTGCGACGGTCGTCAACTACGGATACGTCGATTACGTCACACCATAAGGAGACTATACCATGTGGAAAAAAGACGGGGTTATATATCGCGGCGGCGGGATCGTTTTGGACGGCAAACGCTACTGGAATCCTACCGATGATCAGTTCGTTAGAGCAGGGTATCATGAGTGTACTCCTGAACCGCCTCCTCCAGACCCGGAATATCAACGCCGTTATCAAGAATATCTTGCTGCCTGTGAGCAGTTTCGCACAGTGTGTGGGATGATTAAGGAGTTTGCCGGGTTGGATGAGTTCACCGGCGGCTTCGACGAAGCTATGAAGTTCATCAAGAGTGAACCGTTTATGGCGAATATGGTTCAGGGTACATACTTATTCAGTCTCTGGCAAGGTGCGGATAAAGCAGCTACCTATGCTGCAGATAAAATTGGTCTAGGACAGCCAGAATGGTGGTACGATTGTTGGCGTCAAGTATCTGATAATCAAGAAGATACTCCAGAACAAACTGAAAATAACGATATCACGAGTGATACTCCACAGGTTGAGGAATAAAAAGAATAATATTATTTTATTAGAGTGCAAGGACTCTTAACAAACCGTAACCAATGAAAGCATTTTTTCTCAGACTTGTTGAAATACTGCCAGTGATAGCGCTAGCAGCATTTGGTGGTGTTACTCGAACAATATATGGAAAGGCTCGGGGTGACAAGTATTCCTGGAGCATCGCCATTCCTGAAATAATCATCGCCATCTTCTCCGGGCTTTTGATCCACTGGCTCACCTTGGAGATGGGGCTGTCTGAGAACCTTCGATCTATGGCTATTGCGCTAGCCGGATACTCGGCTAGGAGTGTTGTGGCAATCTGTAATTCGATATTTGTTACATTTGTTAAGAAGCACGTAGAAATAGATAAAAAATGAAACCCCTAGCAAGCTTGTGGTTGTTTCTACTAACCGGTTGTACATTACAAACTGGTACAGAGCATACTTCCCGGGTTGAGGCAGTACTAGAACATCCATACGCGTACAGCGCACAGGCTATAATAGTGGCTTGTATCATTGTTATTGCTTTCGGAGTCATTCATCATTGGTATAAAACTAAGGACAGATGCGAATGAAAAAACTTTTTATGGCACTGCCGCTTCTATTTATGCTTACAGGTTGTGGCCATAACACCAGTATGTTTTTTTCTGGCTGGTATGTCAAGGGCGGGATTGACCCACAGACTTATGTACCTACTGTAGCTGTCGCTGATGGTGTACAAGTAACTGACATTTCTCGAGAAAACTCTCAGTGGGTTATTGAAGTAGATCAGAATATAGGACTATCTATTGGTAAGGACGGTACTATTAAAGGTGTAAAGTCCATTCGTAGGTCGGTCGGGCCACAGGTTACCGGATATCTGGTGGACTTGGCAAAGTCTGACCCCGCCTTAGCTAAAGCGTTCGCCGAGGCGGAGAAGGCCTATTGGGAGAGTCAGACTAACAAGGGAATTAAATAACAATGCCTGTGCATAAGACAAAGAGTGGCAAGTGGAAGTTTGGTAACTCTGGCAAAGAATACGATACTAAGCAGGAAGCCGAAAAACAGGCTTTTGCCATTGTCTATCAACAGGCTAATAAACAAGGCAAGAAGCGCCCTTCTAAGGAAACCATTATGTCAGAAGTTTTTGGTAAGACCGCGAGTGGCGCGCTGCAAAAGCGCGCAGATTTATTTGGTGGGGGTGAGCTAAACGCCGAGCAGAAGCGCGAAGCTAAAGCGATTGCTTATAGGGCGTTGTACGAAACTCCTTATTATGAGGGGAAAAATAGACCTAATATAGAGACCGATCAGCTGGGAGAACGCCTGGAGAAAGAGCTAGCCCCGGACCTTATACAGCAAACTGGCATACCGTTATATAATGTTCCGGCTATACGGGACATTTATAGCGAGTTAGCGTACATGGGGGATCCTGGAACTTTTGGACCCGTCACTGGTAGTAGAGCAGAGCTTTATCAGCATAAAACACCCGCAGCTAAAAAAGCGTTAAGCCTATTATCCAAACTTAAGGCAGAAATTGCGGCCAGCAATGATCCATTTGCATGGGAGACTATCAAATTACGTGGACCGTCTTACTTGGCTTTTGCACTCGCTGGCGCAGGTATTGGCAGATTGATAGCCGGCCGCAAAAAGCGCTGGTGGGGGTACGGTTTGGGTGCTGCTGTTGGTTTAGGTGCCAACTTCCTACGTCGTAAGCATTACTTTGGCGAGTACATTAATGCGTGAGTTCCGGTATAATGGGGAATAGCAAAAATAGTATCTGGACGACGTTCTATCCGTTGGCTAAGCTAGCCTGGGGTGAGGACACAGGCGGTGACGTAAACGCGCAGCTAATGAATCAAGCTGTCAGTTACACCGCTCCTGACGTATTGCCGGCTACAGGAGGGGATACCAAAGTAGTAAAGCCGAGACCACCGGAACCCCCGCCGCCCCCGGAATCGGACCTCAAACTGCCCGAATCAAAGGTCGAACCACTTCCACCGCCGCCCGTGGCGCTGAGCAGAGAGAAGTTTGAAGAACTCTATAGTACAGCGCAGCAGCCATCGGCAAAAGAGGGAGACCCCGGATACGCCGCCAGAATGCGGCTAGAGGCTATGCATAGGGACGCAGAAAAATACTACGGGGATGAACGGTGGGGAAGATCCTCAGAGGCTTATAAATATTATAACAAAATAGCTAATGCTAAATGGGTGCGTGAGCTGACTGACGAACGCGGCTATATTCCAATGGAGGTTGTCAGTAGTTTAACGCCGCACCAACGTCATTTACTGAGAATGTCAGGTTATCAGATAGGAGCACGAGGCTGGACCTTAAACGGGCGAATAGACTTTGCGTCTCCGTCAGGGGCAATTCGTATGCCTGATGGTGGAGTTAGTCAACCGATGAATCCATCGAAGCATCGTGTAGGAACTAGGAATATTAAACCTGATGACTGGAGAGACGGCGCAACGTGGTGGGATAGAAGAGCTAACGAAGCCCGGTCTTTAGTTAGGTATTTATTTTGGAACCCTGACCTTAATGTACCTACACCACTATACATCCCAGCTAAAGGTGTAGTTAAGACATTGGATCGGCTGAGTAAAGAACCCCCAGTAGTTCCACCGAGCGCCCCGTTCATAGTACCGTTCTTTGAACTACCAGACAGACGAGATTACCGACAATTTAAGCAACCAGACGGTAGCTGGGTAATATAGAGTGTAACAGCATAGGTTATTATGTCTAACCGTTCTAGAAAGTTTATCAAGAAATCTGCAGAGGATAAACCTAAATTTACTCCGGCAGTTACTATAGAGGCGTTTGAAGCCGGGGGCACCCCAGATTCTTCGTCGTTTAATAAGAAATTACCTGGGGTACCAAATCCAGCTGGCAGAGTGCCCAAGGCTGATAAGTTATTGAAGGACGACTCCATTGACGATCTTATAGTCGCTGATCATAACGTTGCGCACGGGTTAAATAGAGAATTTCAGGCTCCTGGTGCACTTGGAATAGCTACAGGAGTTCATACTAGTCAGCGTGGGGATTGGGCTCCCTGGTTACAACCTATAGCGTATCATCCCTGGACTCCGGGCTTCTTGGCCGGGCAATATGTGGGGTCAAAAATTACGGACGACCCCATGAATCAGAGCTGGCTCTCAATAGGTGGAGGATCTTTGTGGGGGGCTGGCTTAAAGACGCTAGAGGGTAAGTACCCAAGCGTATTTAATAAATATGTTAACCCTTATGCGAAGGGCTTAGTATATACGCAGATGGGTATAGATTCTGCTAAAGAACTCCATAGCGGTTGGAATGATAAATCCAGCTATGCTGATGCGAGTATGGAGATAGCACCGCATGAGCTATCCAAATTTGATATAAATGATTCAGCAAACGACGACTTTTTTAGGTACGGTACTAACATCGCTCTAAGGACAGCAGCCTATGGATATAATCCCTACGTCGGGTTGATGACAGGGCCGTTGCCGGTACACCCGATTGGTGCCTACCTAGGTAATATTACTAAAAGTACTCCAGAGTCTGTTAATAACGCTGAGTATCTATTAATGGCACGCACGCGCCGGGCACTACATCAGCCGTATTTCCCTGCCGTAGGGTCAGCCCCTGCTATGTCGGCAGTGCATAGAGAATACGATAAGCTAACCGGGTTGACGTCAACTCCTAATAAGCAGATGCTTCAGTCGTTTAAGCAATATCTTACGATGATGGGTGCTAGCAATATCCCGGGAGAAACCTCATTCTCAGAACTATCGAAGGCGTATACCGGAGAGGCTAATCCATACAAGGGAGCTTACATCTTCGATACGATGCTAGATCCATCGTTAGAGCGAAATCGACGTTTGAGGGATGCCTATATTCATGATACAGATCCTAAGGCTGTTGCATTAAGAAACGAATACGGGCATCGAATAACAAGTATGTTTCCCCCAAGCTTATATATACCTCCTAAGGTATTTGCAGCACTTAAGGCGCTTCCATATGAAGAACTGAAAGACCATCCGCTATATATTAGATATGGAGAGCTTGTCCGCGATCGAGCGGCTGACCAATATTTATTAGATATGAATCGTGCCGAAATTAGCAGATTAGTATCTAAACTTAACATATCTCCATACGAAGCAGCACTTATATTAAGAAGTGGGATTAATATAGAAGACGCTAGTAGGTCTGGTAGAGCGCTTGATCCGCGCAATGAGTATAGTGCTAGATTAGAATTGGCTGACTACCTAAAGGATTGGGATGAGATACAGCCAACTTATGATAAAATGCATTTCTTTGAGTGAGGGAAACTATGACGGAACAAGAAAGAAGAATCGAACACAATAAAAAAGCGTTGGCCATAGCGACTGCGGACAGAAAACGTAGGTACGGCGGTATAATAGACATGGAGCTTGAGCCCTCATGTCTCAGTGGTGCGGCAATTTTGGCAGTGTCGGATGACATATATGATAAATTGCCAAAAGATATGCAGTACAAGCCGCATATCTCTGACGCGTTGGATAAGAATGATAATTTAATCAGACGCGAGCATCCGGCTAATACCGTAGGAAGAACCACTACGGATCTAAATGCGCTTTTGTAATAATCGGTGTAAATTATGCTTAAGAAAAATGGAAAATCTATTCCTTGCCACTGCTGTGGTGCAGACTCCACTCAGGAAGTTTACGGCTTTCCTGTCTGTGATAAATGTGCCAGCAGCAAGCGCGATGCGCTTAAGAAAGAGCAGGGCTTTCCAGAATGATTGACAGTCCATACAGCGGTTTAGCACTAACGAGAGGCCCGATAGCCTCTACAAATAACCTAGACCTGATCTTACAAGGTCCGATCTGGGATTCTTACTCTACGCTCCTGTATCCCCGTACGCTGAGAGAGGCGCTATACTGGGCGAACTGGCTAAAAACCCGTTTCGGGGATTACGGGGCCGCTATACGTAGAGCCGTGGCATACTTCATGGGAGGATTAGATTTAACTGGTGACTCCATAGATGTATCTAGTCGTGATAAATACACCGATCTGCTGGTGAATCGTCATAACATTCTAGCTAAGGCTCTAGAAGTAGGCATAGATTTGCAGTTTAACGGTAATGCGTTTGTTAGTGTATTTACTCCCATCACCCGAGCGCTGGTTTGCCCTCATTGCGGTTTAGAGCGTTATCTTGAAAACATGAGTCGGGGGGTCGACTACGACTTTAATGGTAAAGAGTTTATATCCACTTGTAGTGGGTGCCATCGTAGAGGTGTGCAGAAAACAAAATGCTACAACATCGCCAGTGAGGATCACCCCCTCACGTTAGTTAATTGGAGCCCGTTGGATGTTTCCATAGACTACTGCTCTATTACTGACACCGAACGTATTACCTGGACGCCTGGATATAATGATAAGCGTTTTATAGAAAATGAGGCAGACTCTGCCGCACTCCAGTCGCTGCCACAGACCATCCTTGATGCAATCATCAACGATGACGCAGTATTGTTCAAGGGAGAAAGCTGCTTACATATGCGCAGGGCCGCTGACGCAATGAACCGCAGCTTGGTTAATGGCTGGGGGCTCCCTAGCTGGCTTCCAGGTTTTCGATATGTTATCTTATTGATGCTCTTGGAGCGCCAGTTGGAAGCAGGTGCCAAAGACTTTATTCTCCCGTTGCGGTTACTATTCCCGCAGCCCCAAGAAAAGACCGGATCTGATCCGATTGCCGGAAATCAGTTCTCTCTAAAACTCTCTACCCTGAAGAATCAGGTTAGTTCCGCGCTTCAGGCGCAGGCAGTAAAACAAGCTTCCTGGCACATGGTGTCCACCCCTATCGGCAGTTTGCAATTAGGTGGAGATGCGAAGGCTATTATTCCTGTAGATATCTTGGAATACATTAACAACGCGTTGCTGAATACCCAATGTGTTCCTGTGGAATTTGCTAAGCCGTCGCTGCAGATCGGGAATAACTCTCCACCGGTATCTTTCAGGATGTTTGAACAAACCTGGAGCTTTGATGCTCGTATGAACGATTTGTTCATCGCCTGGTATCTGCGGCGTTGCAGTTCGCTGCTGAATTGGCCGCAGATGGACGGCTCGCTGATTAAGCCGTCTATTGGGGATGATCCGATGACCGTCCAAGTGCTGCAGATGGCTAATCAGGCAGGTATTGTATCTAATACTACATTCTACCGTCGTTTCAACATCGATCCTCGCATGGAACGCCGTAGAATTATGGAAGAGCAGATCGAGCAGTACAAAGACAACATCGAGATGGAGAAGATCCAGCAGGAGCTAGGCTATTCTGCCGAGGCTCTTGGAGCCGCAAAACAAGATATGATGGCTGCCGGCATGCAGGCTCTGCAGCCACCGGAAGAAGTTCAAGCACAGGCGCAAGCACAAGCACAAGCGCAGGGAGGAGCTGCTCCGCAGGGTCAAGAAGCGGTGCCTGGAACTGTACCTGCTCCTATGGGCGGTACCCCGGAGCAGACCATCGCGCAACTGGTGTCTATGAATCAACAGGATGTCAGCATAGATCAGCTACAAGCAGATGCACAGCAGGCCGCCCAAATAATTATTACTACACCTGTTGGCGTTGCCAGATCCAGGTTGTTCACGGAGTTGCGGCAAAAGAACCAAACACTGCACGCTATGGTGCGTCAGTTGGTGGAACAAATGGAACGCCAAGCTGCACAGCAAGGAGTAGAGATGCAGCGTAACGGACAACTACCAGTATAAAAAACTATTATGGCTAGTACTTCAGCAGACTCTTCGGGAGCGCTCAGTGTCGATCTAAGAACCCCCTCACTGGCATGGCAGGCGCTGACCCTAAATCAGCCCCTGCTAGGTGCGGCATATACAGCCGCCGCCTTGGGCTACCTGGGATATAAAACGGCTCCCTGGTTTACCAAGAAATTCGCCAGGTTAGCTTCTCCTATCCTTTCAAAGGATGATAAAGAAGTATTAGAAAAACCCGATCACCTTAAAGATCCGGAAGAGCGAGCCGATGAGAAGAAAACTTGGGCAGGAGTGCTAGCAGCGTTAGGTGCATTGAGTGTTATCGGACTGAATTGGCGCCCTGATTGGCCTGATAAGGGTATGTTCAGTTATTCCAGAATGGGTCCCGTAACTAAAGCCCCCGAACCGGCGCCAAAACCGCCTCCACCGGCTGCTCCGCCGGCTGCTCCGCCACCAACGCAAACAGCATCAGCATCGCCTGCCCCCGGAGTAACAAAAGTCAGTAGTATGCCGGACTTAGGCGGGGCCCTTCCTTTGGATCAATGTAAGGACCTAATAAATCATAATCCTATGTTGGAGCCTTATGTTAAAGGCCAGGCACTAGCACTATTAGATTCCTTCAATGCTCCTCCCACCCAGCCTATCAATGGAGGCAATCTGATAGGGCAAGCTATCGCCACAGGGCAAAGCGCGGCAACTGGTCTAGCCGTTGGGTGGTTAACTGCAAAGGCGCTCGGCTTGCCAAATCCTAAATCAACAGCCATATTAGGTGCTGTAGCAAATACATTAGGACCCTGGTCTGCGGTGGCTACATCGCTGGCGCTGGGTCGTTGAGAGGTTTATATGTTTTTACAAGAACAATCATCACAGATTATCCAGAAAAAAGCGTTTGTGGGTGCCACCGTGGATGCAGCTGGAAAGGTACTTGATGTTGGCGGCAAGGCAATCAGCGGGCTAGCTTCTGTCGCAAAATCTATAGCAAACGGTATTCTTACAGCCGGGGCGTTCGGATTGGTAGGTGCCGGTGCACTTGGTGGTGGTATAGGATATTTGGCTGCGCGTACAAGCTCGCCGGATATTGCCACTTCTACAGCAGAACAAGATGTGGCACAGGAAGCCCTGGAAACAGAAATAGACATAGTTAAGCGTCAGATAGCTCAGCTGGAGCGAAAGAAAGCCGCTGAACGTCGCGCTAAGAAGAACAAAGTATACGATAGGTTCGTCGGTTAATGGGCCCAGAAGAAATCATCCTAGCAGAAACCCCAGCAGAAACTCCAGGGACGCCTACAGGTAACGCATCAAAGTCGGTAGTAGTTGCACCTATCCTTATATCTGCCGAGGTTTTTGATAGAATAGAAAAGTCAGAGTCATGTTCGACGTTCGAAAATAGGCGGGTATTCGGAAATACCGCTGGCATTGCGGATTTTGGTGATATTCCTATCTACTATTACTGTCGCTGCGTTCAATGGGATTTAACTAAACCGGAATCTCGAGCAGCGTATGGAGAGCTGTTGGGTAAAACTTTAGAGCTTAACTCACCCATTAGCTTGCTATGGCAAGAAAGAGTTGTTGATGGAGAAAAGTTGATTTTATATCTTACATATTCAGAGCAAGTGAGAATAGTGGAGTTAAAATAAAGTGAAAAAGATAGCCGAAGATTTTAACTGGAATGTCATGCTTCCAGGTGCTGGGGCAATGGGGTTAGATGACACCCCTAGAGGGCTCCCAAGTACTGGTGACACCCACACAGATAAAATAGTTTGGAACACCGCCGGAAATACAATAACAATTGCATCTGCTCTAATAGGACTCAAACTATTAGCCAATAAATTGGCGCGCAAAGAGTTAGAAAAAAAGAAAAAGCGGGCACACGAAAATAAAGTCAACGCTATGCATGCATATAGCACGCCTAATACGGCTCCACAGGCAGAGGCGGTAGATAAAGTTAGAAGCTTGGGTGTTACTAAAGAGTCTAGTATTGGAACGGTGGCGGTTCCTTTAATGCTGGCCACTCCTGCTGCTTTGGCAATTACAAAGATAGTTACTGAAAGAGCAAAAGACGATGCAGAGGATGAAGCAGATGAAAAGCTGGCCGAAGCCCGTAATGAGCTAGACGCACTTCATGCAAAACTCCTCAAGCTGCGGCTTAAAAAGTCTGCTAGTAGCCTAAAATTACCTATTATTGATGACGATGAGGACGAGGACGATGGCGATGATGATGATACCGATGAGGTGGAAGTCACCGTTAAATCACCGTCAGTACCAAAACCTGCAATAACAGCTAAATCAACTGGTTTTAGCTTATTGCCGAAGGCGGCTAGTAATGAAATAGTAAATAAGGGCGTTGGAGGTTATTTACTGACAGCAGCGCTTGTTGCAGGACTTACCGGAGCTACTGTTTATACTCTTACTAAAGATAAAGATAAAGAGCGTAAACGTAAAAAGCTGCTCGAGAAGCAGATATTTGCTCAAAATCTTACTAACACACCTAACCAGGTGGAACTTCTACTTGGCAAGCATGCCCCCTTCCCGACCGACGAGAGCCGGCAGACATATATCAAAGAAATCGCAGATAGTGTAAAAGCACATGACTGATCTCAATCAGCTGCTTGTACCTGAATTAACGGAGGCAGCCAAGGCAAAACTTGGGCTGCCTCATAAACAGTATCCAAAGACTGCAAAAATTCCATATCTTGGATACTTCGAAGTAGGGGATGAGCCGTACGACATCACAGATTACCCGGAAGTACGCAAGCGTACGCTAGATAACGTTGCTACTGCGGTAAAGAATCGCTTTCCACTGGAAAGCGATCGCTATGTGCTGTCGTTAGAGAACCTCAGATATGCCGATAAAGACTATACTCCGAGGGATGAGAAAGCTGCTCTACTGGAGGGTAAAACATTAGGTACTCGCTTAAAGGGAGATTGGGTACTATATGATAAATCCTCGGGCCAGGTAATAGATCGAAAAGATAATAACACTCTAGTTAATGTCCCGTACCTGACTAATCGCGGAGTATTCATCAGGAATGGGAATGAATACGGATTGCGAAATATGTTCCGACTGCGCCCGGGCATGTATACGCGCATCAAGAACGATGGAGTTATCGCTACCCACGTCAACCCCGCCCAGGGCACCGGGCGCCAATCCAATATCATGTTGAGCCCCGCAACAGGTGTATTCACCTGGAAAATAGGTACTCGAAATTATGGGGTGCTTCCACTCCTACTGGATGCCGGCGTACCTGCAGAATCGATTAGAAAAGCCTGGGGTGATGAGCTTTTTGACAAAAATTATAAAAAGTTTGAAAGTATCATCGAAGGTAAAAGCAAGCGAGAGGCCGAAGAGTACAAAGAGCTTTGGGATGAGCATTTATCCAAGACATTGCTAGATAAAGATACTACGCAGACCACATTGGGTACGCCTTTTGAGAAACTGAGTGGTGACGCTGTACTCGCCGCCAGCAGCAAGATTCTACGAATTGCTCAAACCTACACAGACGATGAAACAGATGATCGCGATGCGCTTCAGTTTCAAACCATTATGGGTGCCGCTGACTATCTGCCGGAGCGGATTGTTCGTGATGGCGGAAAAGTATTTCAGAAGATACTTAATCGTATAGATAAGGATGGAAACCTATCTTCCGTTACGTCAGGCGCATTCCAGCCCCACGTAGATGCCGTTTTTCAGGAGGATAAACACGCCGGCTATATTGACGGAGCTAGCCCTATTGAGGCTTTAGACTTTAGTACTTCTGTATCCCGTATAGGTGCCGGCGGTTTGGGCACTGATCGTGCAGCTTCGGAAGAAAGCCGAGGTGTTAACAATTCCTATCTGGGGTTTATCGATCCTATTCGTTGTTACGCAGTGGATACTGAACTTATGACCAGCAGAGGCTGGAAGAAAGTTCAAGACCTTACTGTTGACGACGAGCTTGCCTGTTTAATTAATGGACGGCTAGAATACCACAAACCGCTGAGTTTACATAGTTATGATTATTCCGGTACTATGTATGGGTACGCGGGTAGACACATATCCTATTTGGTTACCCCGAATCACCGTATGTGGTCCAGATGCCACGGAAGAAATAAATCCGGAGATTTGCCAGCGTATACGACACGGTTTGCTAAGGATATTAATGGCAGAAATAGGCTTGTAAAATCTGGCGGGATATTGCCGCTGTACGGTGACGAATCAAAGACTACTTTTAATCTCCCACAAGTTTCGTCTAACATAAAAAAAGAACAAGTATATGGTGCTCCCCCGCAGGGTGCCAATCTAAAAAATATTGACGAAATAGATATAGTGGACTTTGCAGCGTATCTTGGGTGGTATTTGGCCGAGGGCAGCTGTCGGATAGACGAGATTCGAGGTAAATATATATCCGAAATTAGTCAAAGCCCTGAGGTTAATCCTGAGAATTATATGGAAATAAAGGCACTTATAGAACGATTGCCTTTTAACACCCACTGCAGGAACTTGGAGGAACAACCTTACAGGAAACTTTGCATTGCTCGAAAACAGCTAGTAGTGTACCTATCCCAGTTTGGTAAGTGTGCAGATAAATTTATTCCGCCTTGGATATTTAAGGCGCCTCTTAAAGCACGCCTTGCATTTAGAGATGCACTGCTCAGAGGGGATGGAAGGAAACAACGCCACTTGTGTACAATGTCTAGGCAACTAGCTGAAGACTTTGCAAAATTACAGTTCGAGTTGGGTGAATCTGTAAAAATCTATCACGAACCCGAGAAAAGATATAAAGGCCATACAGGAATTTGGGTTGTATACTGGCATTCGCGCACTGAACGACTGCTTGCAGGCAGAACGAAAAACCACCCGCAGGGGGAGTATTATACGGAGGAATATAAGGGTAAAGTTTATTGCCCAACGGTACCCGGTGGACTCGTTTATTGTCGCAGATCCGAGAACAGTGTAGGGTTCTGGTGTCATAATAGCCCAGAATCTGGCGCCGTCGGTCTCCAGGTGTATCTCACTCACGGCACAAAGAAAGACAGTCGTGGTCGTCTGTGGACTAAAATGATTCCTAGAGGCAACTATGGTAAGCCTGTCTATGTGGACATGGATACCGTATCTAAGGGAATTGTTGCTACTCCGGAATATTATGATCCCAAGGCGGACCCTAACGAATTTATTCCCGCATTCGTACGCGGCGGTGATTTAGAGTACGTCCGTCGTAAAAATGTGGACTACTACGTCGCGGATTCTTCTCGTATGATGTCTGACAATACCGGATTTATTTCCGGTATCGGCGCGCTTCGCAGTAACCGTACTATGCTCGGGTCTAAGGCGTCTTCTCAGGCATTGTCACTGCCTAACCGAGAAGTACCGCTAGTTCAAAGATATTTGCCAGGCGATGACGGCGAAGACTCCACCACTGAAGCCTATATGGGTAGGAAACTCGGAGCTAAGTTTGCTGAAGCGAATGGTATTATCACGCGTGCGACAGAAGACGAGGTGGTTTACCGCGACGGCAATGGTAAAGTGCATAAAATCCAGCTCTATAACGAACTACCTGCCAATAATCAAGGCTGGTTGTCGCAGCGACCGTTAGTTAAAGAGGGTGACGTAGTTAAAAAAGGCCAACCAATAGTCGGCAGCAACTACACCGATGACAAAGGTAATGCAGCTATAGGAGTCAATCTCAAAGTAGCCATGGTCAGCGGATTAAATGCAGGGACTGCGTTAGACGCCATTACCGTATCGGAATCCGCTGCAAAAAATAAACTTGCTTCTGAGCAACTTTATAAAACTCGTACCCCAGTAGATAAAGAAACTATCTACGATAAAACCAAATTCTTGAAAACCTTTGACACTACCGACTTCACCAAGGAACAGTTGGATACCATCGGCGACGATGGTATCGTAATGCCCGGTACGGTTCTACAAAAAGGTGACCCAATGGTTCTTGCAGTAAGTCTCAGGGAGCCTGGGATCAAAGGTATTGCCAAGCACGCTTTGACGCCTGTTATTGAACGCTGGGAACACGACTACCCCGGGACTGTTATGGATATTGGGCGTACTGAGCGCTCTGTATCTATCTATACTAAAGCACTCACTCCGGCAAAAATCGGGGACAAGATGTGTTACTCTGAGGACACGGATGTTCTCACAGGAAATCGCGGATGGATTCCAATTAAGGATTTGTCTTTGACTGATACCGTATATACGCTTAACCCTGACAACGGTATTATAAAGCTACAAAAACCGTCGAAGGTTTTTAAGTACGCGCACACCGGGGAGATGTATCACGTCGAAACTCCTCAGGTAGATTTACTTGTCACACCTAATCACAGGAATTTGGTGGATATTACAAGTACTAAACATAAATTTGTTAATTCCTTTGAATTAATAGAGGTTTCTGAGCTGTTTGGCTCACGGGCGGTGTATAAAAAGAACGGAACTTGGGTTAGTGATTATCGCGAAAAGTATAGGTTACCAGGTTTCAGTCAACGTTGCGGCCAATACGGTCACGGCCTAAAACAAGTTCAAGATGACTACAGAGATCCTGAAACCTTCCTTCCGTTGCTTGGTCTCTGGCTCGCTGAAGGATCTGTTTATATAAGTGATGGCGACTTCAGAGTCTCTATAGCGCAAAAGACGCCTGAAAAACGGATTAAAGTAGAAAAAATACTTAATGCGTCTGGTTATAAGTGGAGGATAAACGGGACTAATTATATAATACTAGATAAACATTTGGCACTTTATCTGAGTCAGTTCGGTCACTCCTATCAAAAATACATACCGGAAGAGGTATTCAGATACTCTGCAGATCTTCAAAGATTGTTTTTTGATGGGATTATGCTCGGTGATGGTAGTTATAAACGAGGAAGACCCATTTGTTATACTACTACATCTAAGAAGCTGGCAGACGATATGTCTCGCCTTTGTCTGAATATCGGATATGCTGGTAACATTCAGATTAAACCAGAAGCTAAACCTGTATGGCTGGAAAGGGAGCATCGTTATATTATTAGCCGCAGGCCATGTTATAGCGTACGTATTGTTACTAATAAGCTTTATCCTAAAGTGCACTTTCACCATAAGCCGAGTGAAAATAATCATACAGAAGAGTGGGCGGACTACAGCGGTTTTGTCTATTGTTGTGAAGTCCCGGAGTACCACACACTGTATGTGCGGCGTAACGATAAACCCTGTTGGTCAGGTAACTCTACCGTCTTTGGAAACAAGGGTATCATAGCACAGATTCTGCCGGATAATGAAATGTTGCAGGATGAAAATGGCGAGCCCTTCGAGGTATATCAGTCGCCGTTAGGACTACCTAGCCGTGTTAATCCTATGGTTCTTGGTAGTCTGCAATTAGGGAAGATTGCTAAAGCTACTGGCAAGCCTATCGTTTGGAAGGACTTTTCTAAAGCACCTATGGCTGACGCCGTCATGAAGATGTTAGCTGAACATGGTTTAAAGGAATCCGAGGACTTGCTGGATCCGAGTACAGGCAAAACCGTGCCAGGAGTGTCTACTGGTTATCTCTACTATTTGAAGTTTAAGCATCAAGGGGATAAGAAAGAAAAGGCGCGTGGTACTGGTGACTATACCATGGAAGATCTACCACTTAAAGGTGGCCACAATTCTGCTCGGCGCTTTGGGTCTATGGAAATAGGCGCCATGTTTGGACATACCGGCGTGGATTCCGCACTGATGCGGGACGCCAAGCTTGTCCGGGGGCAGGCCAATCAAGAGTTTTGGAGAGCTGTCCGTAATGGAGACGCCGTGCCGACTCCGGGTATACCGCTCGTGCATAAAAAATTTTTTGAGCATCTTCGTGCAGCCGGAGTTAATCTGGAAGACAGAGGCAACCGCATCCACATGTTTGCTGCCACTGAACCGGATATTGAAAAGTTGACCGGAAATCGACAAGTTACTGACGGCAGCACATATGATTCTAAGGACCTTAGACCGGTAGCCGGCGGGTTGTTTGACCCTAAGATATTTGGGGCAGAGGGAGACCAGTGGGCCTATTATCAGTTACCAGAACCAATACTTAACCCTTTGATGGAAAAATCCATAATTTCAATTCTAGATTGGAAGGAAAAGGATTTCCAGGGGGTGCTGGACGGGGAGCGCGCTGTTGAAGGTAAGACAGGTGCACGGGCCATTCACGATTATCTAGCTAACCTTGACATTGATAAAGAAATAGCGAAAGCCAAGACGCAGCTAAAATCCGAGGCGCTCCCTGCGTTAAAACGCGATAAGATACTTAAACGATATCGTGCGCTAGAGGCATTGCAGCGAGAACATAAACGTCCAGAGGATATGTTTATTTCTCGTATTCCGATTTTGCCACCTAAGTATCGTCCAATATCTGTTATGGGTAACGATGTCGGAATCGTGTCTGATGCCAATTATTTATATAAAGCGATGATAGAGGCTACAGAGGACTTTAAGGAGGCTAAAAAGTCGCTGCCCGATGAAATGTTAATGGATGCACGCAAAGATATGCATACAGCCATTAAAGCGGTAATCGGCATGGTTGATTCGCCCGACAAAAAGCTTCAAGAAAAAGGGGTAGAAGGCGTGCTTAAATGGGCATTCGGTAAAGGTAGCCCTAAATTCGGTAGTCTTCACCGCAAGATATTTGGAGCCACGGTAGACACCGGCGGACTTGCCGTAGCTGCGCCAGATAGCCGATTAGGTATTGATGAGATAGGGTTACCTGAAGAGAGCGCCTGGGCATCTTTCGAGCCGTTTACTGTTCGTAACCTAAGGTTACGGGGTTATTCTCTTTCAGATGCGATGAAAGCAGTAGAAGAGCGTACGCCTGACGCTAAACGAGCACTGGAAGAGGAGATGAGTAAACGTCCGGTGCTGGTAAATCGTGCTCCAACTCTTCATAAATATAATATTTTGGCATTTTGGCCTAAACTTATGAAGGGTACGACGATAAGATATAATCCGCTGGTCTCTAAAGGATACAACGTGGATGCAGATGGCGATACAATGAACTTTCATGTTCCTGTTTCTCGACAAGCTGTTAAAGAAGCGGTAGAAAGGATGTTGCCGTCTAAGAATTTATTGAATCCTGCGACGTTGAAAACACATGTACTCCCGATTGAAGAATTCTCTCAGGGGTTGTATATTGCATCGCGTCCACCTAAAGGGAAACCGATTAAATTTCCGTCTAAGGAGGCGGCTCTACAGGCCCTCCGTGCGGGTAAAATAACTTATGACACAGCAATAGAAATACCTAATTAAGAGGGTCAAGATGTCTTTTTCTCAAACTCCGTATGCAAAAGCTTTCCTTGAAAAGCTCGCTTTCGTTCCCTACACGCAGGAAGCGATGAATCCACCACAGGGTGGCGCTATGCCACCTGAAGCAGCGGGCGGTATGCCTCCGGCAGGTGCTATGCCTCCGCCAGAGGCGGGCGGTATGCCGCCGCAGGGAGATCCGGCTGCAGCGGGTGGTGCACCTCCGCCACAGGGCGGTGCTCCCATTCAGGTTGTGCAAGGACCCAACGGAGAGCCCATAGACCCCGAAACAGGGTTTATCGTACTAGACCCACAGCAAGGGATCGAACAGGATCCCCTGACAGGCATCTTGTTTAATAAGATGACGAATGAGTTTGCAACTCCAGAGGGTCAGCCGCTTGATCCTAACCAGGCCATTCAAATGATTACAGAGGCCCAGCAGCAAATGGCTGGAGGGCAGGGTGGGATGCCCCCAGAAGGAGCACCTCCGCCAGAAGCAGCCGGTGCTATGCCTCCACCTGAAGGCGCGATGCCACCTGAAGCGGCACCCCAAGGCGAAGAGCCTCCTCCGGCCGCAGCAGAACAGCCTCCAGTTCCGCAGCAAGGTCCAGGACAGAGTTTTGATCCTTCTACTGGGATGATGATCGATGACGCAACCGGCATGCCGGTTGATCCCAACACCGGCATGTTGGTGGACCCGTCCACTGGCCAGCAAATAGATCCTCAGAGCGGTATGCCGGCTCCGCAACAAGCTGATCCCAATATGCCGTTTACTGATGATCCGGAAGTGTTGAAAACACTCGATAGCGTGATTAAGCAGTCGGAGCACTCGGAAAAGGCTGTAAATAGTCTGATGCGAAATGTAAATGCCACACGCACAGATGTGCAGCGTCTTAGTCGCCGGATTGATAGTCTGGACGACAAACATGAAGCAGTATTGGAACGAATTGACAATTTATTGGCCACAGCTACGCGCTTAATGGGCGGCGCCAGTCCAGACCAACCACAAGTTCGATGAATCAGCTATATCCACCAACGGCTCCTCAGCCCCCAGAAATCGTTACTGGTACGCAACAAGGCCAGCAAGGAACTCAGCCGTCTTATGACTATGTTAGAGCTACCCAACAGTGGTTAGCTCATAACGCGTTTGCCTGGCAAAATAAAGACAAAGACGAGGATGGCGAAGGTGCTGGATTTGGCGGATTATTATTGCCACTAGCATTTCTGGGCGCACCCTTGATAAAAAAATTTATGGGGAAAATCAATCAGGCGCAGCAAGGGGCCAGGATGTATAACGGATATCAGCGACTTAAAGGTACGTTTCAAAAGGCTGTCCGGTGGTTTACGGGCGACGGCAGTACTAACCAGGGTTCACAACAACAACAACCGCCTGCGCCTAAAGCTAAACCTTCCGGCGGCAATGGAACTCCTGCGGTTGCACCCAGACCTGCATATTACCCTGCGCCGGGAACACAAACAACGGCTAAAAAATAAACTTAACATATTTATTATAGCGTAAGGTGGACGTAAATGAGCTTGATGTATAAAAGAGGTTTCCTCCAGAAAGTGGCAGGAACACAGGCGCCTGGGGGACAACGGAATGATTATTGGGAGCCCTTTGAGTGGGTGCAGGACTTTGGCCGGATGTTTCTTCCGAAGGACGTAGCCAAGGCCGGGGCAAAAGTCAAAAGGCTTAAAGAACTCGGAGATCTTTCTGCAGCAGACGCCGGCAGCCATTTACTTTTTGGAGCGGTTGGCGGTAAAGACGCACAAAAATGGCGTGCTGAGAACCCGACGGCGGCAAACGCTATTACATATCTAGGTGTACCGTCTCTTTTATCCCTCGCTGCTTGGGGGATTGGCTCTATAGGGAAAAAGAAAACCCCGTCATTTTTACCATACTGGTTACCAATGGCTCTGATCGGAGGTGGGATGTGGGCGCTCGGAGACCGATACAAGGCAGTAGATCTGGTTATGGGTGGGGATCTTAGACCCAAAAAGCCTGCGCCAGGAGGAAAAACTCCCGCTCCAGGGAAAGCTCCTGCACCGGGAGGAAATAATCAGGGGAAAACCACTGCTGGCATGAATCCCACTGTTGCGCCTAGACCGTCGTACTACCCAGGTTCATAGCCGACGGCAATGGCATAAATTAATAATATAGAGGTAGAATAAAAATGACTGATAAAGTTAAAGCCGCGCTATGGAAAATAGCCAAAGTGCCCACTGCTGAAAGCGCCGATAGAGCAGAAGCTGCAAAAACCTCCAATACTAGTAGTAACGCTAGTGGTAGCAATAGCAGTAAGGATTCTAATCTCCCTAAGGCTCCTACTGGAGAAGGCGCGGATCGAAAGCAAGACAGCGATGCTGCGGCATTCAATGCCAAGTATGATAAAGGTGCTGACATTGCAGAGTGGCTTCTTATGAGGGCTCGGGGCGTGTCGCCATTCGCGCATCGCTTATTTATGCGTACAAACGTAGACCCGATAACCGGGGTGGCACGTAGACCCGGAGGAAAGTGGCCGGTAGCCAAATATCTGTTATTCGGCGCTCCCCGCCTTAATTATGCCGATATCTATCGTTCAGGATTCGGGATGAACCCGGGCGCGCCACGCTGGAACGCGTATCAGGCGTTTAGAGGAGGCCCGACCTATAAAGAACGACCGTCTGAAAAACCCGGAAGCTCCGACGCCGGTGGTAAGAAAGGAAAGGTTAAGCTTCCTTTGATCGACCGCTTAATCCAGGCCTCTAACCAACATAGACCATTGCGTCCTAGTCAAAAGGATCTTGACATCTTTAGAGCGATGGGTATTGATTTAAATGACGCGGATAACTTTGTGTACAATAGAAATGTTAATCGCCTAGGGGACTGGGAAATAGATAGAGCTACGCGCAGTGCTCGATACAGACCAGGTTTCTGGAAGGGCTTATGGGGTGGTACTAAAGTTGCCGGTACTGTGGCGAAGGATACACTAACCACTGGTGTTGCAATGGCTGGAATCCATGGTGCACGATTGCTGGCAGATTCGATGTTCCGTGAAAAGCTGGCTGGTGAGCAACGCTCACTAATCGACCAAGTAGATGCGGCGAGAAAGCGCGCAGAACACGCGCTTACATTTGATGAAGATGCAGCTCGTCAGCACGCAGACGATGAAGTGCGTAGAGCCTTTGGCAAATAACTAATATGATAACATCTCCGGGCAGACTTTTGCTCGATGCGCAGCTCCCACCAGAGTTTCGAGACTATGGAACGCTGGATAAAAAGGCGATCACTAAGCTATTTGATAAAATAGCAAAGACTAAATCGTCTTCAGAGTATGCGCGCATTACCGAGAACGCAGCGAGGTTAGGTAACCGTATTGCTTATGAATACGGTGGCCTAACTTCGGTGCATCTTAGTGACTTAGTAATACCTCCCGAGTTCAGAGCATATAGAGAACAAATCAAAAAAGATCTGCGAAAGATAGAGCAAGACCCGACGCTGAATAAGAAAGAAAAGCGTCAAAAGATTCTGGACTATACGCACAAGGCTACTGAAACCTTGGACAAGGAGATCGTCGAATACTTGGCGGAAAAGGATAATGCGTTCGGAGTCATGGTAAAACATGGGATCCGAGGAAATCCAACACAGCTCAGGCAGATGGTGTTCGGGGATCTGATAACGGTTGATTCCAAGATGCGGGCCATACCACACCCGACATTAACGTCTTACGCAGAAGGTGTATCCCCACTTGATTACTGGAATGCCTCTCACGGTGGGCGCTATGGATATGTTCAGATCCAGATGGCGACACCAAAAGCTGGTTATTTGTCTAGGCGTGCACGACAAATAGCACACCGAATCGTAGTGACTTCCGAGGATTGCGGTGACCCACAACCGCTGATGGTAGATGCGGACGATACAAATAATATCGGATCCGTCCTTGCACGTGATGTGAAAGGTAAAGACGGCAGAACCTATAAAAAGGACACTATCATAACAGAAGATATTCTGGACGATCTCGACGGAGATATTCCGGTACGTTCTGCAGAAACCTGCAAAGCCCCGGAAGGTATTTGTGCTAAGTGTGCAGGCGTACATGAATCCGGTTCCCTCCCCGAAATAGGGGACGTGGTTGGACTGAATGATATTAACTCATTCATGATAGATGCTACGCAGGCTGCGATCTCCTGCTTACATCCGGGAACTCCGGTTCGTATGGCCGACTGGAGCATCAAACCTATTTCAAAGGTAAAAGTCGGTGATAAGGTATTAGGTGTAGATCTAAATGGTAAGTATTCACCTACTACTGTAACGCGGGTGTATAATCACGGACTGATGCCTATGAATTTGTATGTTTACCGACAAGGTAACAAAACCTCTCGGGTATACAGTTTAGTGTCCACATCCGAACATAAAGCATTGCAAACCACGATAAAATCTAACTGCAAAGGTGGATCGTTAAACCATATGCCACAAGTATTGCCGGTTGGCACACGCGCAAGAAGAATCTCCATGTTACCGGTTGACGGGCCGGTCAAAACCTTAGAGGGAAAAGAGGTTCCAGAGGCATTATTTTTAGGCCTAATGGTGGGCGACGGCTGCTATACCGAAGGTGGCGGACCTACGCCGCACTTCTCTTGTGCAGATCCGGAACTAATTGCAGATACACAGAGCTACATGGAAGCTTTGGGAATGCGTTTTAGCTTCCATAAAGGTAGTGAGTGTTACTGGGCTGTGGTGAACGTGGCCGAGGTGAATATTCCTGGCGAAGTTAGACCACTTAATCCAGCCAAGCAACTCCTAGTACAGCACAACATGTGGGGTAAGTATGCTCACGATAAAGAGTTTCCAACAGGCTATAAAGATTGGTCTTCTGCGTCTATAGCCGCTTTTATCTCCGGATTGATTATTACGGATGGTAGTATTCATCAAACAAAAGGTGGCGCCTATCGAGTAAGTTTTGGCAGCACCTCATTAAAACTGTTAAGACAGTTGGTGGATATGCTTAATAGACATTGTGGTGCCGCCCGTCCACGCATCAGACGTGTTACTAAAAATAGAAAGCATGCACAATATTATGTTTCCTGGGCACACGCGCAAGACTTATTAAAGATATTAAGTTTTGTACAATTATATGGTATAAAGGAGAAGCGAAGGCTCGCAGCGCTTTATACTGTCAGCAAGCTGTGCGAAAAAGATAAGCCTGCTACACGTCGTAGGGAAGCTAAACGCATAAGCTGTCGTGAGCTGGGTTATTATACTGCTTATGATATCGAGGTAGACCATCCTGATCACTTATTTCTCTTATCGAACGGACTAGTGGTATCCAACTCCAAGCACGTTGGAGGTGAGGAAAAATCAGCCAAACGCATTAAGAAAGGTTTCGAAGCAATCGAACAGTTCCTCGACATGCCTGAGAACTTTGTTGGCGGTGCAGTAATGACTGAGACCGATGGAAAGGTAGGGAACCTACGTCCAGCTCCGCAGGGCGGTCAGTATTTAGCTGTCGGAGACAACGAGTACTGGATTCCACCGGATGCTGAATTAAAGGTTAAACCCGGGGATATTGTCGAGGCGGGGGATGCACTAACCTCTGGTATGTTGGATATTTCCAAGGTTGTAGAATTTAAGGGCCTGGGTGAAGCTCGTAAAGAATTTGTAAATGGTTTCCGTGATGTGCTTCGCGATAATAAGCTAGACACCCAACGCAGATCACTAGAAAGTGTTGCTCGCGGATATTTGAATAAGGTTCGGATTACCGATCCGGATGGTCTATTCGGGAGAATAGCCGGTGACTATGCTGACTACGATGATATTGCAGCTCACTGGGAGCCTCGGGAAAACTCTCGTAAATCAAGCGTGGATTCTGCGACAGGATACTTAGATGCTCCGGCACTACACTATACAATAGGTACAAGGGTTACGCCAAAAGTCCGCGAATTTCTCAGGAAGAATGGCGTCAAAGATGTAACAGTTAACCCAGAACCTCCTCCATTCGAGCCCGTAATGGTACGTGCAAGAGGCTGGGTAAATACTGATAAAGATTTTCTTACAGCGCTCTCCGGTGAAAATTTAATGAAGACTTTTATCGATAGAGCGTCTAGGGGAGCAAATACTTACAAAAATAGCACCAGCTACTTCCCTCAGCTTGCATTCGAATCGTTTGCAGGTGACAGAGTAGACATTTGATGCTATAATATAAACGAGTTGCAATTTTTCAAATACGTGAAAGGCGTGTGCCTGCAAACAAGGAAACTTAAATGGCAAGAATTGAAGATGTGATGTCGCAGGCTGCTTACAGCCAGATTTCCGAAGTGATGCCCTCACTTCGCGAATATCTTCTTGGCTTCAGTATGGTAGACTCCGACGAGAAGGAAAACCGTGGTATTGGCGTACTGCTAGCTAAAGTGGGGGATACCTACATCTACATCCCGTCTATCTATCGCCATGGTCAAATTTGTGATATGGATCTGCTCTATGAGCCGGAGAATAACCGGTTTCTCCCAGCGCAGGACAATACTTTATCTTATCTGCTCTCTAAAAAGACAGATACAACTGCTGAGGCAGTTGAAAAACCTCAGATGTCCCGTGGCGGCACCAATGGTGGTGCCGGTAGTGTTTCTTTGAATCTACCTTTTACCATGTTTACAAAGGTAGCAAGCGGGGAAATCACAGACACGCCATCGATTCTTAAGATTGCAGCAGCCGATATCGCTCAAGTATTGCTTTCGTATTCGGGGTCGTTTGAGAACCTTTATCAGTCTATTAACGATATTTCTGCGCCAAAGCTTGGCAAGTTAGCAAGTGCTACGATGTCAGAGGCGCTGTTGAACAAGTTGGATACCCCTGCCGGTTATAATGCCTTTGCACAGTGGTATTCCAAAGAAGATATCGACAAGCTTGTTGACACCTTGATCGACAATGTGGTTATTGATCGAGTCGGTGTAAAAGGCAAAGGACCCAACCCGCCAGCAGAACCCGTGAAGGTTCTGACTTCGGCGTCTGTCGAAGCGCGCGACCTGTCTGATGAGGAGAAAGCGTCTATTATTCGTGATGGCGCCGTGATTGTCGACAATCGTGGCTTAGTACCAAGCGAAGTTTTCAAACTTAAGCAGAACTCTGATTACCAAACCCCATCTCAGAACGGGTTGTATGAATTACTGAAGTTGGATGGAACCACGGTCACCGCGTATGTGGTTGACATGAACGGTGCGGAAGGTTTTGACAAGTTTACTACTACCCACGAAGCTTATGGAATTATTCCTGTTGATGATGGTGCTCCTCGTCGTATGCACCGAATCGATTTTGCGCCCCTTGGTCAATTTTATCCTATGGATATGTCTATTCCTTTGGGCGGTACTGACATAGGAAGTCTCACGCGTGACACCTTTAGAAACGGCGAAATTGTTATTGTTACTCCCAAGGGAGAGGCTTTGGCGTTACGTTCTGACGGAATGTATGACGACGGCCATTGGCTGCATACCGACGAAGATAAGTTTGTCGGCTTCCGTGCACATCCGGTAATGTTGGAGGCTGCTGATGGCCTTGGGAAATTCCCCTGTGACGCGGATGATGCACGCACGTGGGTAAAGGTTGATATTGAAACCAAACTCTCACCGATGCCTGACGTATCCGCAAAGCGCGAGCACATCACCCAGATCATTGTTGGTCGGCCTGGTTCTGTGATGCAGATTCGTGGCAACTCTCTCCGTGTTCCGGAGGGAAGTAAAGTTTACGACGTACCGAGCTCGTACGAAGCCAACAACGATTTGGATCTGGTAGATCAGTCGAACGCAGTTGAGGCGATAGCAGAACGTGATAAACTGATTAAAGTCACTATCTATTCCGCAGATGGCCTGGTAACATTGTCTGATAAGATGATGAAAAAGGCTTCTGGGTCTATCATCGATGTCGCTAAACAGCTTGTTATCGATTATGCGGTTGCTCCTAAGGATGCGGTTCGGCTGGTTAAAGAAGCGTCCGCTAAACAGGGCGGTGATTCTTATTTGATTAAGGTTGCGAACTCCTCCGGCTTCGATATGGCTTTCGCTCAGGAGGAGCCTTCCAAGATCGATTATACCGAAACCACCGTTCTAGAGCCTAAGCAGTCTGCGAAAGACATCGACGATCAGTCGCTTATCAACAATGCGATGAATGCCGGCGTTCGTCAGGTTTTGGACGTAGATATGTTGAAACTCCTGGCAGAAGATGACAGTTCTGCTCGAGAGATAAGGACGTATATCCCGAAGCTCGTTGGAGCGGTCGATGCTCTAGGACGTTTATTGTTCTTGACTCGGGTGAATGACAGTATGCAGGAATCCTACGGTGAGCAGCGTACGCTAGTCATGGAGAAGTCCATTAAGTCTGCGTTCGTTAAGCTGTGGGACATCGTACTCGGTTTGCAGCAAGGACAGATCGATAACCTTAGTGATTTGGTGGGCGGGGATCTCGCTCAGTCTATCGGTTAATGACTCTTACAGAGTTTAGCGGACCACGCGGTAGATACTACCGAGCGCGCTTTGAATTAGATAATCCGAGTGCTCAGTGCTCTCCGGATGTTTGGGTAATAAAGCTCAAGCAGATGTTGAAGCAGCGTGATCTATATAAGGCTGCTGAGTATATGGAAGTAAATCCGTTGTACTACGGACTGCTTTCGATGTTTGAGAATGATGGGCCGCGCTCCGGTAAGCATATGCTTGAGGCAATGCTTATAACCGACGCGGACTTTGATACCATCGCAGCTAAGTTGGAAGACCCGGCGATTCCGGACGGTTTAGTGGTGGGGTTATACCACG